GTGGGTGTTGCTATTGTAGGCCGTCCGGTTGCCCGGCACTTGGACGACGGGTGGACGCTGGAGGTAAACCGGCTTTGCACAGATGGGAGCCGCAATGCCTGCTCCATGCTGTATGCTGCGTCCTGGAGAGCGGCCCGCGCTATGGGCTATAAACGGGTGGTGACATACATCCTGGAAAGCGAAAACGGGGCAAGCCTGCGGGCCTCCGGCTGGAAGTGTGTGGGACAAGCTGGGGGCCTGCGTTGGACCGGGAGACGCCGCCCGGAAGTGGACCTTTACCCGGCGCAAATGAAAATCAGATTTGAAAAGGAGGAAGCATGAACACAATCTACAAACCGAAGGGCGCGGCGGCGGAGTACGGCGACTATGCCGTGAACATCTACACCGGATGCCCCCACCGCTGCTACTACTGTTTCGCGCCCCAGGTCCTCCACCGGGACCGGGAAGCGTTTCACTCCTGCGTGGAGCCGCGCAAGGGAATTGTGGAGGAACTGCGGCGGAAGCTGGAGCGGGAGAAAATCACTGGGAAGCTGGTCCACCTGTGCTTCACCTGTGACCCGTATCCCACCGGCTGCGACACGACCACCACGCGGGAGGTCATTCAGACGTTGAAGGAGTTCGGGAACCACGTCCAGATTCTCACCAAAGGGAGCGGGATTTGCGACTTTGACCTGCTGGACGGCGGGGATTGGTACGGCGTGACCATATCCTGCGGGCGGCCTATGGAAGATGCGGCGGAGCCCGGAGCGGTCAGCCTGGAAAGCCGCCTGTATGACCTGGAGGAAGCGAAGCGCAGGGGGATTAACACATGGGTATCGTTCGAGCCGGTCCTTGACCCGGAAGCCGTACTGGCGTGTATTTATGGATGCGCGTACTTCATCGACAAAGTAAAAGTCGGGAAGCTGAACTACCACCCGTCGGACATCGACTGGGGACAGTTTGGCCGCAACGCCGAAATGATGTGCCGGGAGCTGGGTCTGGACTACTACATCAAGGACAGCCTGCGGGCGGAAATGGACAAGCCGTGAGCGGCGGAGAGGACTTCACCCGGACCTGCGAGGGGTGCGAGTACATACGGACAGAGCCGTGGCCGGTCAAGGGAAGCTACAGCGAAAAGACTATTGCTTTTCGGTGCTTTGCGCCGGGGAAACACAAGGGCTATCACATGGGGACTACCTACCTCCTGCCCTACGTCCCGGCGTGGTGTCCGAGGATAGCGCAGGAAAAGGAGGTGATTTAGGTGGAACATTTGGGTGACATTACAAAACTGAACGGGTACGAACTGTACCCTGTTGATGTGGTCATTGGTGGTTCGCCTTGTTAGCCAGGACCTTTCTGCGGCAGGGAAAAGGGCTGGTCTTGCTGGAGAGCGGAGCGGCCTATTTATGGAGCAAATCAGAATTATAAAAGAAATGAGGGAAGCAGATGTACGCAGAGGCCGTACAGGAAAGTTTATTCGGCCCCGATTCATGGTGTGGGAGAACGTACCTTATGCGTTGAAGCACATAAGGTACGTTATGAATAGAAAGCAATTATGCAAAGCACCTCCTAAAAATGCAAAGAAACAGCACCGTTAGGCGCTGTTTCTTTGCACATAATATTTCGCTAAAAGTATTCACCCAAGAGATGAGAGCCAGTCAATGAGTTCAGCGTCTTGCTCCCAATCTGAGAATGTAGGCAGGCCAAGATGCTCTGTGGCTTTTTCCAATGCAGCCCGTTTCGCCTCATTATCTGCTCTGGCATAAATCTCAGTTGTTGAAATATCCGCATGACCAAGAAAGTCCTTGATATATACTGGATTAACATTGGCCTGCACAAGATGCATGGCTTTTGTATGACGGAGTTTATGCGGCGTAATATTAGGCGGCATCTCAGGCGAGACTTTTCGCGCCATCTCAACGTATTTTTGGAGAATGTAGGTAACTCCCGAGCGTGTTAGCTTTTGTCTATGGGCATTCCAGAACAAGGGCATATCAGAATGCAGATGAGGATCAATGCGGTTTTCCGTAAAATAGGCTCTTATTAGTTCAACTGTCTGCTTCATAAGCGGCACAGAACGTATCTTCCCACCTTTCCCATGGAGCGTGATTACGGCGGGGGCATCCAACCGTACATCGCGGATTCGAATATCAACCAATTCACTGACACGCGCCGCTGTGTCATACAAGACTGTAAGCAGAACCAGGTTCCGCCGCCCTCTCCTTGTGGATGCGTCAGGCATGGAAAGCAGCAATTTCAGACTATCCGCAGTCAGATATTGAGCTGGCGGAGACGATGCAACCTTTCTGGGGATATTGTGGATTTGAATGCATTGCTCCATGTATCCTGGCTCCTCCGCTATCACATAATCAAAGAACGCATGAATTGCACAAAGGCGCTGGTTATAGGTGGACGGCGATGCACCACGAACATTAGCCAGCCACAGCAGAAACTCTTCTACACAGTTCTTATCCAACATGGGCAGCCTCAATTTGGCGATGTTGTATCCTTTCACATCTCTGCAAAATATGAGAAGCAGCTTGAAGGTGTCTCGGTAAGAGCAAATTGTATTGCTGCTTAAATTTCGTTGCACGGGCAGATAATGTGTAAGGTAGCGTGTAAGAAGGGTGGAAAAATCAGTCGTTTTCATTTGCCATCCCCCTCTGTGGAATCAGCTCGCCAAATTGCGTTTCCAACTTTGAGGTAATATCCGGATACATTTGAGCGGTTAACTGTAAATAGTTCTGTGTTCCCCTTATGCCATTATGTCCCAAATACCGAGAGAGTACAGGCAGCACAGCAGTGAGGTCATCTCCAGAAAGCACCCAGTTATTGAGACAGTGAACAGCGAATGTGTGACGAGTATCGTGCGGACGCGGCCCTTTCCCGACCCCATAGTAAGGGATCTTCGCATGGTCGAGCAGCATACGGAATTGCACTTGAAGCCAGGTGGCTCCATACGCACCGCAGTTACCATGAGGTTTTGGACTTGGAAACAGTAGGGAATCCTCAGATTGCGGCGAAAGGACTTTCAAGTATTGTGTCAGTGCATCAGAGACAGGTTCGGAGAATGGGACAATGCGATTCTTGTGAAATTTTGTATCCCAAATCGTGAGCGTATTCTCTGTAAGATCCACATCGCCTGTGCGCAAATGCCGAAGCTCAGCGGAACGCAGGCCACAGTTGAACAAAATGCGGAACATAACTGGAAGCTGATGATGCCGGAGTGGATTTTGCTCTGTAGGAAGCACATGGTCGGCTGCATCCAGCATCCTTTCAATTTCATCGTCTGAGAAGATATATGCCTTAAAACTTCTGGATTCCTTGGGCAAAGAGCGTGGCGGAATTTTGTATGCCTTAAACCCTTTTCGTACCACAAAGTCAAGAAAACCATTGATTGCACTGGCTTCCCTGAGAACCGTATTGACTTTTTGGTTCAATCTGTTTCCAATGTGCTGGAGGACATAATCTTTTGTGAACTCTATATCGCCATCTTCTGGTTCCACATAATCTTGCAAGAACCTTCGGATGCAGTCCCTGTCAGTTTTCCCGACAAAGCCGAGGGCATGGCGCTCTGCCATATATTGCTCAAGCAGCAGCTTCGCAGTCATGACATTTCCCTCCTTGAGCCATAGGATAATGCACATTTACGAAGTGCTGGAAGATCGATCTTTGTGTAGGCAATCGTTGTCTTGGGGGTGTCGTGTCCTAAAATATTGCTGATTGTCATCAACGGAGTACCATCCCTAAGCAGCGTACTCGCCACTGTATGTCGCATGGAGTGTGCAACCTTGCGATCCTTTACCGTTAACCCGGCTTTCCGCATATATCGCTTGATACTTTCGGACAAAGTAGAACTGGATGCAATTGGACCATAAGGATGAACATGGCGTATAAACACATTATCGCAATCAGAGTCTAATCTTCCGTTTTTCAGATAACTGATGATTGCTTCACCGATTGGCGGCAACAGAGGCAGCGAATTGATCTTGCCGCTTTTTTGCTGCCTATAGGTAATCACTTTCTTGTGCCAGTCAATCTCTTTGAATTTCAACGCACAGATATCACCAGCCCGCATCCCCAATAGAACCGCCAACAGAATCATTGCGTAATCACGTTTTCCTATTGCGGTTCTACGATTGATTGCAGATAAAAGCTGCTGGATTTCTTCCGGAGTCCACGTCTCTGGAAAAGACTCTTCCACATAGATTTTGGGCCTTGGAACATCACCAGCCAAATCACTTTTTAGAATGTTAGACGTATGAAGATAGCGAAAGAAATCTCTCAATACGCTGCTGATGATGTGAATAGTCGCCCTTTTATACTGGCATAGTGTGGTCATGTAGTCTGAAATGTTTGAAGCTGTAACATCTGGCAGAAGTATTTGCTGCCCATCAAGATAGCACAGAAATTGCTTCAGTTTTGTTCGCTTGACATCAATTGTACCAGAAGCTCCATTGTTTTTGATGCAATTGTTGAGGTAGGCTTCTAAAACATCGGCATATGCGACTGGCACCCTATAGTCGTGGTGACTATTTCGCCTGGCACAGCCAAACTGGTAGATGTCGTCCAGGAATCGAATTGTCCGGCGGGTCGCGCGTTCTTTTTCCGTGAGTTTGATTGTACTGTCTGTCATGTCTAAACCATATCGCTGCAAAAAATATGCGATTCCGGTATCAAACCTATAGATTTGTATTGCGTTTTGAGCGCAGTAGTCAGCAAGCTCCTGAAGTTCTTTACAATGCCCATAGACTGTCCTTGGGGAAAGCTGTAGCCGTCGCAGTTCTTGATCTGCGGTATCCATCATCTGGTCAATTGTTATCTGCACTGTGTCCCCCATCACATAGATCGTCCTCCTGTCTCCGTTATTTCAACGTTTGTCGGCATATCTATGGTAACGGGTTATGCAGAGAAAAACCAGTCTGTTTTTTGCGTTTTTTACCAATTACACTGAAAGGTTGACCATTTTCTCTATACAACGTATTTCGTGAATAACGTCATAGGATACCTTTCATCAAGCGACTGAGTGGACTATGTATCTGTGCTTCGAGTGTCCGCAAATATCGAGATTCCAATTCCTGTTTCTGGAGGATAGGACTATACTGGAATGGTGAGAGAACAAGACGTTGAGCTCTGTTGGTGGTACTTGGATGTTCAATAGAATATTCGGAGACATATGCTGCTTTGAAGTATTTGGTCTTCAGAGTCGTTTTCGAAGTACCTCGTCCAAAAACTCCTTTTGAGGAAAACAGACCTCCGAGGAATACCCCAGTTCTCCAGCCCGACACCCTCCTTGGCATATTGGCATGAATACGCAAGTATGGCACTGTGTTTTCAATTCTGTATTACACCAACAAGCCATGGCTGCTTCATTTGTAATTCCATTCCAGACATCTCCCACCTTGGCATTAGAATCTGTCATGGCCATAGGGCATTTGAATAGTACCCCCTCTGGTGTGATTACAAATCCCTTAGTTTGACAGGCAAAACACCGAGTTCGCCTTATCCAAAGAGAAAATGCCTGTTCCGGTGTTGTAAATCTATGGCGTATCAGGGCATTTTGGATAGTGAACCACTCTTCTTGCCGATGTTGATCCGCTGGATTTTGAGAATCAGTACTATATAGGTGATATGCATATACTCGTAAGTTCTCAGCATGAGGTAGGGTTCTTCCCAACTGTTCAATCAACTGTAGGATATCTGAGTAATTGTTGTAATCATAGTTCAGCCGTATCACAGTCCGAATTCCAGATTGGATAGCCAACTGGATATTCTGGAGTACTGTTCTAAAGGGATCGGCCAAGCCGACATAGTTTTTCCGTCTCGCATACTCTTTATCTGTGCCATCTAAGGTAATCTGAATTTGGGAAATATTCCAATCATTGATCATTTTATGAATCAGTTCATCGTTAATAAGAGATCCATTGGTAATTATGCTAAATTGAAGATTGTTGTCGTTAATCTGTTGTCTCAGCAGCATCGTCATATATTCTATGATTTCTGGGTTCAATAGTGGCTCTCCACCAAACCACTGGACTCGGATTGACGTATTGCCACTCCGTTTCTGAATAAACCGAGCGACTTGCGATGCTGTTTTCCTATCCATAGATACGGCATGATTACGATTTTCATAGCAGTAGAAGCAACGGGCATTGCAGGCGGAAGTTGTAAGAATTCGGTAAACTGCAGTATTACTATTGAGGATGCCATCAGCCCGAGCCCGGTCCAGTAAAGCATTTTCATTTCTTCCTTCTGGAACCAAAAAACCATTTTCGATACATGATCTTTGATCTGCAAGAGAAAGCAAATCACCACCACGCTCAAGCGCCGAAAACTCCTCCAAACGCAAAGCAGCCAGTGCTTGAGTAAAGGTGTTGTATAGGCCAACAGTTTCTTCATCGATCTGAAAATTGTAATTGAATTTGGATGGTTTATAATTCATGTTTACATTACCTTTCACAAAAAATGTAGACAGGCCATGCTTTGAAATCATGCTTCAAACCATGGCCTGTCCACCATAATATAGATTTCTCAAGTATCCGCATCGCAATTCCAATCTGCCGTCTTACAACTATCACCAGTGCACTCCCCGGAACAATTCGCTTTCATGAGAAAGTCATTTACCTCGTTCTCAGCCATACCAAACACTGCCTTTTCAATTAGAACCACCTATCTCACCTCCCGTAACTAAATATTGGAATCCTTCATAGCATAAAAAGTCTTTTAATATTATAAAAGACTTAGGCGTTGTTGTCAAGAGGCTCCCTTTCTTAGTTGGCCATCACTTACGAGATAAAGACACATTTGCGCAAAAATATCCAGGCTGTGCATAATTTATTTCTTATCATAACGTACCTTATGCGTTGAAGCACATAAGGGACGTTTTCCCAGCACATCCATCGCGGGCGAACAGAGAACCCTGTCCGTCCTCGTTCCATATCTGCATTACGCATCTCCTTTACAATACGAACTTGTTCCATGAAAAGGCCGGAGCGGGCGCCGGACAGACCAGCTCTCGCTCCGGCCACAGACAGTCCTGGCATGGACTGCCGCCGCAGATAATGTCCACTGGCGGGAGCTGTGCCCCGTCCAGTTTGGTGATGTCGCCCACATGGATCATGTCAGGGAAGTGGCGTTTCGTGATGGAGACGGGGGCCTTTTCGATCTCGCTGGCCCACAGGGGGACGATCCCCTGACGCCGGGCGGCCAGGGGGAACACACCGAATGCTGATAGGTAAGTCTCCGATGAAATCATCTCGGACTTTTCCCCCAGCCCACACCGTGCGGGCGCCTTTCGACGCACACGGCGCACCATCTTACTTTGTGAAGCGGCACCTCATTTCAATGTGCCGCTTTGCTGATGAAGGGAATACATATTCACGCCGCTTTGTCATATAAAGCCTCAATAAGTGCCTTGATTCGCTTCTTTTTCTTAGGAAACAAATCATAGAGCCGTTCCGGGGTAGTGCTGTGCAGAATAGTGTGTTCCAGCTCGGACAAGACGCAGAGATTGTTAAAATCATTTGTGCCGCCGTTTTTCAAAGGCTTGATGTGGTGGCAGTGGTATAGCCCAACCGGGACATATTCCCCGGACAGATAGCTGATACCCTTTGTCGAACTGTACTTGCTGATTCTGAACAGTGCCAATCTGCTGTTTTTGATGTGCTTGGATACCCTGACGAGATATTCAATGTCGTCGATGGACACTCCGGGCCGCTTTTGCCGTTTTTTCTGCGAATACGGATTTTCCCGTTTTACAACGCCGTTTCCGCCAGCCAGAAGCCAGCTGTCCCAGCTTGCCCACTGGATTTCAATGACCGGATACCCGTTAAAGCAGTAGTAGCCGTTGCCTCCCCAGGAACGATAGCCTCCTCTCTGAAAGTTATTTTTATATGACTGCTCTTGCGTAAACGTAACATTTCGCTCCATCGTGTGGTAGAACAATTTCTTGATTCGCCAACCTATCTTTCTAAAATTCATGCAGAAGTGCGACATACCCTTGTAGTAGTTGTGGATGCCTACCACATAGGTATTCCAATCGTGTATTGTCTCAAAATTCGGATGTTTCCTGACGGCCCGGAGCAATTCCCGGCACCTGTCAACGATTTCGTCTTCCTTTTTCTGTGGAAGCGTATTGGCAACCATATACATACCTTTTTGCTGAACACATTTGGGCGGCGGCTTGAATACATAGAACTCATATCCCAGGTATTTCATTTTCTCTTTCGTGAGGTCATATATCCTGGTCTTTTCCTCATTGATTTTCAGCCGCATATTTTGTGTTAGGTAATGGGTGACACTGTAACGAAATCGCACAGCGTCCTCATAGCTTTTGCAAATCACCAAAATGTCATCAGCGTAGCGAACATGGATGCCAATTTTCAGACCTGTGCGCTCCAGATTGCGCCGCCTGTGGTTATTGTGAAATTTTCCCACCGTCTTGTCATGCCAGCAGTCCCCTTGTTCCCTCAGCCAAACATCAAACCGATGCAGATAGATATTGCTGATGAGCGGACCCAGTATGGAACCCTGCGGAGAGCCTTTTGGGTCTTCTACTTTGCAGGAATCCTCATAGTAGCCTTTCTTGATAAATCGGTAGATATAGTTGAGAATGACCTGGTCACGAATGCCAATATGCCATAGCTCCCGGTAGGCGATGTCTGCGTCAATCGTTCCAAAGTAGTCCTGCATATCAACAGACAGCACGTAGGGCATGGTCATGCACTGGGTCTTCACCTTTGCCAGCGCCTGGTGCTGGCTGACCTGGGGACGGACGCCAAAAGAACTTGGCACGAATTTTGTTTCACAGTAAGGCTCTATCACAAGCTGGATACATTTCTCCACCAGCTTATCCCAGATGGAGCATATCCCCAGGGGGCGCTTTCTGCCGTTGCTTTTGGGAATGTATGTCCGTCGCACATAGTCCATTTTCTTGTTCAGCAAGCGGTCTTTCACGGTTTCCGCTAATTCCAGGATGGAATACGGCTCTAACGTCTTGATATTCGTACCATCAGGCCCCAGCGCCATCCGCCCTCCGCTTTGGCTCAACTGCCGCAGCGCAAAGGCCACATTGTCAGCGTCATAGACCATGGGATGAAGCGCCCGCATATCCATTTTCCCCTTCTGGTAGTCATTAAACCGCTGCTCCATATCCACAAAATAATTGTAGCTATTGGTCAAAAGTTGCTTTCATAGGTTGGTTGGCCTCATTTCCGTAATGAATAGTCTCTTGCGTCTAATCAGGCGAATAGAAATGATTGTTCTGCCGTTCAAAGTAAGACTAAGGCCCTTCGCTCCTCCGTATTTCTTGATACGGTATCTTCACTACTATGGCCCCGCTGACTACCCGTGCGTAATCTTTCTGGCCCTACCCTTTCGGTGCGGGCCGTCCCCGATTACTACATGACAAAAATTTCTTGCCATGCCGGGCAGTTCTCCCATATCAATACGACTGCCTTAATGCCGCACTTAGGACTCCTCTTTACTCCGCAGGCTTGGGTCTCCCCGGTCCGTTTCCCACGGACTCTATGGCGGCCATAACGCCATCCCCCATAATGACACGGAAAAATCACGTGAGGTAAGCCTGTTTTTCCATCCTCTCCTTACGGAGCAGGACAGCCATTCGTTACGAAGCGTACAAGAAAGGAATTTCTATCCATATGCGGCGGAACCCGAGGTGTGCTGTCGCCAGCAGTGTCCCCGTCTTCACCTATGCTTCGCGACTGCCTGTTGCCAGACAGCCGGCAGGAGTATTAGTCGCGGTCGGATACATGAGATATTTGGCTCTCATGCCGCCGCCAGCCGTATCAACACCTACAGGGTACACGAATGAAATGCCCCTGTCAGGTTCACAGTGGTGTCCTCGCTACTACGCTGGTTTTACACTGTGATTCGGGACGCACTCCCATCGAAGAGGCTTCCCATGGTCAGCTTCATCCCATCACCATCCCCTGGGTGGGTGATATTTTCATGGATCGGATCTCTTCCGCGCTCACCTGCTTCACAGGGATACCCAGGGATTCCGCCAGTTTCCGTTCTCCCTCCATGCCGGGACTGATCCGATCCCCGCACAGCCACAGTTCATCACACAGTTCCAGCATTTGGCTTCCCATATCGACGCCCAGCTGACGTTCCGCCGGGTCGCTGTCATCCAGCATCTGGGGATACAACAGATGTGGAGCGAACGGCGTGGCGCCCTGGGTAATGGCATAGCGGCAAGCCTGCCGCGCAAAATCAAGATTTCGCTCTACTTCCCCGGATAGGGGTGAGGCAATATATACCAGTTGATTTATACCCATGTTTTCCTCCTGTCCTATTTCGCTGCCGCCTGTACAACGGTGCGGGTGGTATTGACGGCGGCCTGGGCGGTATAGACGGCGCTCATGATGTTGGCCCGCGTGGTAGTGTCCAGTCCGAAAGTCCCGGCAATCCTGGGCACCTCTCCTGCGGAGAGCATGAGCCCCAACCCCAAGAGGGCATTTTCCCGGAATACCATTAACCCCGCCACAAGGATTGTGGACTGCAGGAAAGCCGTCAGGCACAGGCCGATCACCTGCTTCATCCACTGGACAAAGCCGTCGATGTACCCTCTGGGGATACTGAACATATAGAGGCTCCCCACGGCGATCTGGATGAGCAGGATGCCGCCCCGCTTCAGATTTGCGAAAAACACCTTGATCACGGCGTAGGCCATCATGATGATGCAGAAGATCAGCATAATGGGGCTGGTGAGGACGCTGAGTCCGAAGCTGGGTGCGCCCGCCATATCCGCGAGGCTCTCCACGCTGGTCAGCTCCTCAATGATCCGCTCTCCCACTGTGCCAATGCTGGTTCCGTAGCCGGTCAGCCCTGTGGCAAAGGTGCCCTGCAAGGAAACCGACAGGGCGTAGAGCCGGACGGGCGCCACGGTGAACAGACTGACGGACATGAAGCCCTTGATGGCGTTGAGGGCGGTCTGCCGGAGGTTTCCCCGTCCGGAGGAGTATTCGATGCCGAATTCGAAGCCAGAGACCACCAGGCTGACGCCGAAGAGGGCCCAGCCCAGCTGTGAGAAAAACAGGACGATGGCCTGTACCCACTCCAGCTCAAACAGCTCGACGCCCATGTTTCCCATGGCCGAGAAGAAGTTGCCGAGGAAGCCCACCACCTGGCCGTAGAACCAGTCGATCAGATTGTCCATGATGGTGGACGCTACAAAGTCAAAGATAAAGATTGATATTCACCTCGATTCCAAAGCAGGCTTCCGGAAGAGGCACAGATACTCCTCCGCCAATTCCGAGAGTGCATCTATATCCGGCACAGGGCGGGCAATGTCCCATGCTATGCTCTCTTCATGGTCTGGGACTGCTTTTCTCCCACCGCGGGGCAGATCCCAAAAACTGACTGTCACGGAATCCACGGGCCCGCTCCGCCGGTTCAGGACCGTCAGCCGAAGCCCATTATATCTGCCGCCGCGGGAGGTGAACTCTGCTTTTGCCAGATTGCCGCCATCCAAACGGAGGTAACAGACGCCGCCCAGACACACAGTGTCCGGGTGGCGTCTCTCCAAGGCTTTCTTCAGTTCCTGCGCAAGTGTCATACCGTTCAGATCCCGATGATGCCCCAGATGTAGGATGGGGCGGTGAGCGTGAAGACCAGACAGGCGAAGAGGATCACCGGCCCTGTCCATTCAAACTGTCCATGCTTACGATAATCAAAATACGCCATCCCAAGTTTGGTGAAGAAGGCGATGGCAAGAACCATGTCCAGTGCGGGAAAGACCACATTTTCCACCACGGTCTTGATCTGTGTGGCGGCGCCCTTCCAGGTGCTTTCCACAGCGGCGGCTACATCTCCCGCGGCGAGAGCGGGTGTGCAGCAGAGAGCGGTCACTGCCGCAATGGTCAGAAGAACGCAAATTGCTTTCTTGTGGTTCATATGGGTTCCTCCTGTAATCAGATAGAATTTTAGGCGGAAGGAGCCGCCCTTAACAGGCGGCTCCTTCACAATGAAATACCTTAATATCCGGTGCGGGGCAGGGGCTTGGAGGGCTTGTAGACCCTGGTGACCCACCGGCTGGCGGCCATGATCCACTGCCCGTTATACACACCGCCCACATCCGCCTGGTTGACGAACTGGGTACCGCCGTTGAGCCAGGACACTACGCTGCAGTATACCCGGGGCGCTTCCACCTGCCGGAAGTTTCCGGGAACGACGCCAAAAGAGACCATAAACTCTGTGACATACTCATTGGAGGCAAGACCCAGCGCGGCGGGAGAGGCGTCCAGCACGTTGTTCTGCTGGGTATTCAGGTTGTCGTACATGGTGCGGTATTCGCCGTTCAGGTTGGTCTTGAACACGATCTTGTAATTCCCCTGGACGTTGTAGGTTCCGGTGACGATCTTGTCCAGCCGCAGGGCAGTGGGCAAGGTGTCCCTCCAGAAGAAGGAGGTGAGAGCTGTGGTGGAGTTGTTGGCGATACCGCTGAAATCATAGCGGATCTGCTGGCCGGGCATGACCTCCACAAAGCCTGTCTTTTTGATGCTGACGTTGGTGTAGAGTGCCTTGTTGGTCATAGCCGCCTTGACGATCTGGCCGGCATACTCGATCTCCACCTCAATGGGCGTCTTGTCCAGCCCGTAGAAATCTGCCGCTTTGGACTCTACGATTTTGTACCGTCCTAAAGGCAGGGGCTTGGACACAGCTGCACCATTTTTATCGGTACGGATGGTATCCACCAGATTGCCGGTGCGGTAGTGGTAGATCTCAAATTCCGTGCCGGGAATGGGGGTGCCGGCGGGCCAGCCATTCATGGAGTTGTAGTCCTCGGAGGTCTTGGTAATCTGAATCTGACCTGTGATGGCGGTGTTCTCCCAGGTGATTTCGGTGGTGGTCCCATCGGTGACGTAGACCGTTTTCAATTGGGTATCCACCAGGTAGCCGTCATTCTCCAGTTCCCGCAGGTAGTATCGGCCAGAGCCGGGCAGGTCGTCGATATAGACGTAACCGCGGTCATCGCTGCTGTACTGCCCGATGGGTTTTTTGTCGGCGTCGTAGAGGAGGAAGGTCACTCCATAAATTCCGATCTTGCTAGCGGAATCAATCTTGTGGATCAGGATACCACTGAAAGCCCTGTTGGTCACGGTCAGGGTTGTGGTTTTGCCATCCTCAATGGTGAAGTAGTGGGGGGTATTGTCCACCTGAAAGCCCTTGGCAGCTTCGATCTCCACGGCGTAGTAGTTTCCGGCATCCAGCTCCACATGGACGCGGCCATTGTCGCCGGTGATGACGGTATCAACCAGCCCTCCGTCCATCCTTCTGATTTCAAAGGTGGTGTTGGGGATGCGCTGGGTTTTGTCCGCCTCATTGACCTTGATAAGTTCGAGCCCGCCAATGGGGGTATTGTAGACGGTGACAGTCTGCGTGTCCGCCGGATTGACGGTAACCACCTGCCGCTTTGTCCCTTCATCAATGATATAATTGGGGAGTGTTTTGGTCTCCTCGATAACCACTGTTCCTACGACAGGAATACGAATTTCACCGTTCTGGTCTGTCCTGTACAGACCCAGGGAGGACAGATGTCCGTATGCGTCATCCACATATTCACCGGAGGCATAGGTCAATTTGAACTCCACCCCGGCTAACGGCTCATTCGTCATCTTGTCCAGTTTCTTGATTACGAGGTATCCGGTGGCCTTGTTGACGAATCGGAGGGTTTGACCGCCCTCGCCGCCCTTGATCTCGATGCTCTTGGGGGTGGAGTCCAGCACCACGCCGTCAGGCACGCGGATCTCTTTTGCGGTAACGGTGATGCCCGGCTCCAGATTGGGGATCACGATGCGGCCATTTTCATCGGTTGTGTACTCTCCATTGCTGCTGCCGACCACCGCGCCGCTGGAATCGGTGACAAGGAATGTGACGCCTTTCAGCGGCCGGTCACCGGTCTCAGTTTCCAGGTACTTCTCAATCGTCAATGTCGTCTTGGGGATGTTCTCCACGGTAATATTGTTGCCCCCAGAGTTTCCGCTGGAGGACCCGCCGGAACTGCCGCCATTCACAATCCCGGAACTGCCGCCCGCGCCAGAGAGCGTGTTGCTGCCGTTGCGGACGATGATCGTCCTGGGCGTGGGGTCCAGGACGTAGTTGGAGGGGACCTTGGTTTCTACCACGACTACCGTGGAATTGGGAACGAGGCCCGTCACCGTCACTGTCCCGTCGGCTCCGGTAGTATAGCGTCCAATGATATTTCCATCGCCGTCTTTCAGCGTAAACTCTGTGTTGGGAATGGGTTTTCCGGTGACGGCATCCAGCTTTGTCAGTGTCAAGGAGCAAAGCGGCTCATTATACACTACCAGGGTCTGGGTATCAGCCGGATTTACGGTTACGGTCTGGATTCTGGTGGCCTCATCGATCACGTGAGTGGAGAGAGTTTTGACCTCCTTCACCACAATGGTGCCAACCACGGGAACCCGGATCTCCCCATTGGCATTGGTGGTGTACAGGCCCTTGGAGGACAGATGTCCGTAAGCATCATCAACGTACCCACCCTCGGCGTAGGTCAATTCAAACTGAACGCCGGGCAGCGGCTCCTTGCTGATCTTATCCAGTTTTCTGACCACAAGAGTCCCGATTTTCTTATTGTAGAAGCGGAGGATATTGGCGCCATCGGCGCTGATCTTAATGGTTTTGGGAATGCCGTCCAGCACCACGCCCTCGGGTACCTTGATCTCCCGCACGGTGATGGTGGTTCCAGGCTCCACACCGGAAATAACCACCCGGCCATCGTCGCCAGAGACATACTCGCCGTTGCTGTTGCCGATCACGGCGCCGCTGCTGTCGGTGACGAGGAAAGTCACGCCTTTCAACGGCTCATTCCCGGTTTCGGTTTCCAGGTACTTCTCAAGAATCAGGGTGTTTTTCGGCGTGTTATAAAAATAGGCGTGCTGTACATCATCGGGATTGACCACGATGGTCTGGCTCCGGGTTTCCGGGTCAATGGTGTACCCCGGAATTGTCGCCTGCTCGGTGATGATCACGGTGCCCACGATGCCATTGATCGTGATGGTTCCGTCCAATTCCGTGTAATAGATGCCGTTAGAAGAGACCTTGCCGTTCTCATCATCTACAACACAGCCGGGGGCATAAGTCAATTTGAACTGGACACCAGCCAGCGGTGTTTTCCGGTCCAGGCTGCTGTACTTGTGGATGACAAGGCTTCCCAGTGGCTGGTTGAACAGCTCGATATTATAGGTGCCGGAGCCTTTGACCTCAATGGTTTTCGGCGTATCGTCCAGCAGGAATCCGGATTTTGCCTTGACCTCCTGCACGATATAGCTGCCGGGCTCCACGTCTACCTTGATGAAGCCGTTTTCGTCCGTCCGGAACTCGCCATTGGACTCTCCGACGACGGTGCCGTCCGTCCGGGTGATGCGAATGATAACATCACTCAGGGGCTCCTTGGTAGAGCTGCTCATTTTCTTCACTACGATGGAACCAATGGGCTGGTTGTAGAAGTAGACAGACTGGTGGTCATTGGGATTGACCATGATGGTCTGGCTCTTGCGGTTCTCGTCAATCAGGTACCCCGGAATTGTGGAAATCTCCGTGAATACCAGTGTTCCTGTCACACCACTAATGTTGATCTGGCCCTCCGGGAGACTGAGCATCATGGACAGCAGGCCCTTGGCCTTGAAGGAAATGGTCTTGTCCCGCAGGTGATAGTTGCTCATGACGGTGTAATTGTTGGTGCGTTCCACTCGAAAAACTGCCATAATATTTTACTCCTTTATAATAATTGGGCGGCGGAGAAAATACTTCTCCGCCGCTTGCGATTAATAGGGGTCTGCTGTTTAGTTGTAAACGGGGCAGCCATATCCCCAAATTTCGTAATGCCCCACATTGTAGCTGCGCTGCCGGCAGCTATCGCCGGAGTTGCCCTCCACGGTGTAGACCACGCCATTCTCCACCCGTTCCACGATGCCTACATGGTCAGGTACATCGTCCTGCGGCCCGGAGCCGCCTTTTTCGTTCCAATCAAAAAATATCAGGTCTCCAGGGCGCAGCTCGTAGCTACCGTCCTGCCACTGGCCCCGATTCTTGAACCAGTTGGAGCCGCCTGTGCATCCGGCGAACTTGGGGATCACCCCAGCGTCAATGTAGCCGCACTCATTGGCGCACCAGCTCACGAAGCAGGCGCACCACTCCACCCGGCTGTTGAAGCCGTACCAGCTCCAATAGGGCTGGCCGCCCACGTTGCCCACCTGGGACAGCGCTACGGCCACGATCTCGCCGCTGGAGCCGTAAAGGAGGGTATTCCACATCTCCCGGTTTGCTGCCGTCAGCAGCTCGTCCAGGGCGGCGTTCTGCTGATCCGTGAACGCATAAAACACCCGCATATCGTCCGGTGTCCTGGGCGTGACGGTGATGGTCAGTACCTTCTCCATCCAGGCTTCGGTGTCACCCTCGGCGGGATGCTCCACGTCCGCCTCCGCCGTGGTGATCTTGGTCATATCCCAGAACACCGTCCGCAGCTTCTCAACTGTGTCCGTGTTCAGAACAGCCACGGACTATCCGTCTGCTGCCCCGGCAGTTTTGGCGGCGAACACTGCAAACACGTCCGCCCAGGACGGCGGGAGGCCCTGGATCTCCACCCGGTCATAGGTCCCACCGGTCTGGAGGCTGGACAGCCTGTCCGCGTACTCGCTGTTGATCTGGGCGATCACCGCAGTGGGGGATGCCGCATCCGGGGAGCCGCCGCCGTCCGAAAAGAAGATGCCGAAAGGCGAGGCGATGAGCAGGCCGATCATGCAGATCACCAGCACCACCACGAGTACCACCCAGCCCCCTGCGGCGATGGCGGCGATCAACTCCTGCATGGCCGCAATGGCCGCTTTTATCGCCGCCACGGTGGCTTTCGCTGCGGCCTTGGCGGTGACCGCCGCCGCTTTTGCCGTGGCACGTGCGGTCTGTACGGCCCGCTGGGTGGCCTTTACGGTGGCCTGGGCGAATCTCTGGGCGGTCTTGACCGTCTGCTGGGCAGTTTTCGCCGTCCGCTGGGTGGTTTTGATGGCCTTTCTGGAGGAATGCTCCGCTGTTTTGATGGTCTGGCGGGCGGTGCGCTTGGCGGTCTTTCTCCCGGAACGGGCCGTTTTGATGATCGTCCGTCCGCCCTCCCACATAGGCCGGGTATCCGATTCTTCCGGACTTGGCGGCCTGCGCACAGCCTGGGTGGGGGTATACCTGCCCTGCCCACCAGCGTACTTGCGCCGGGTCGGAGCGGGAGGGGATGCAATCTCCCCACCATTCGCCATCCGTTGGCCCTCCGCCCGCTTCATGGCCGCAGCACGGCCACGCTCCCGCACAAACTCCTGCCCGCCCTGCGCAAACGCTTGGGGCGGCTGTTCCAAGGTGTCTGTCGGATGGCTTTGGATGTAGACGTTCTTTGTTTTGATGGTCATCTGGTCGGGTGTACTCGGCTTATGGTCAGAGGGCAGAGCGGTGCTGTCACCAGAGAGAGCGCCGGTGACGGTATCCCTCGTCTTGATCTTCGGCGGCTCCGATCTCACCCGTGGGGCCGATTCCGCATCCGCAGGAATATCATGGACAGCAGTCTCCCTCGTTCTGACCTGGGGTAGCTCCGGTGCAGCCTGCGGCGCAGGCGAAACATCCAGGCGGGGATCATCATGTACAGCAGACTCCCTCGTTTTGATCTGCCTCTGCTTCATCCGCTCCCCTGGGGGTGGCCCAGCCCTGCCGCTATCAGACGGCCCAGCGTTGGCACCACCCTCCCTGGCGGAAACAGCTTCCCGTGTCTTGATCCGGGGACGCTCCCGTGGGGGTAGCTCATGGGGCGAAGGCTGCTCCCCTGGAACTTCTGGCGGCGGTGGATCTGCCGGAGGTGCCTGCGTGGACGGATCTGCGGCAGTGCGCGGTTCCCCGTCCGCCTCCCGGCCCTTGGCGGACTTTTTCTTCTTCAGCAGAGATTCCACCCCACGCCGGGCCTGATAGGCCCCACGGGCGGCGGTGTCCTCAATCCGGTCGCCGCCTTAGTCGCTGGCCTGCCCTCGCTGGGCGGTTTCCCGGAGCTGGCTCCGCAGGCGTTCCGTCCCGTCATCCAGCCCACGGCGGACAAGCTCTTTCGGCGTAGACGTAACCTTTTCTTTTAATTTACCCTTTACTGTGCGCTTTTCTTTGATTTTTTGATACTCTCTCACATCACTTTGCGTTCTTCGTCATTTTATGCTACACTGTCCTCCAAAGGAGGGAGCCTCAATGGAACAGATTCACAGATGCGAATGGGCCGGCCCCGACCAGATATATATTGACTACCACGACAACGAATGGGGCCAGCCCCTCCACGATGACAATAAACTGTTTGAAATGCTGATCCTGGAGGGGATGCAGGCCGGACTGGCATGGATCACGGTGCTGAAAAAGCGGGAAGCCTTTCGCGCCGCCTTTGACGATTTCGCACCCCAAAAGGTCGCGCTGTATGATGACGCAAAGGTCGAAGCCCTTATGTCGGACGCTGGGATCATCCGGCACCGGGGCAAGATCAACGCCGCCATCGGGAACGCAAAAGCGTTTCTCGAAATTCAAAAGGAGTATGGCAGCTTCGACCGATTTATCTGGGCCTATGTCAATCACACACCTATCATCAACGCCCCACACAGCATGGCGGAGCTGCCTGCATCCACCCCGTTGTCTGATCAGATCAGCAAAGACTTGAAAAAGCGGGGCTTCAAATTTGTGGGGTCCACCATTGTCTATTCATTTATGCAGGCTGTCGGGATGGTGGACGACCACATGATTTGGTGTTCCTGGCACACAAACAACAGAAAATGAGGTCAGTTATTCAGGCGGCGTTCGTCTCACTGAGCTTGGTGGTCATGAGCTTATAGAGCCGGTTTTTGGGAAAATTGTCCATAAACGGCACGATGGCGCTGCCACACTTGATGAGGCCCCTGCCGAAGTCCACGTTGGTGATGTAGGAAAGTTGGTTGTCCGAGATGTTCAGCAGCCGCGCCAGCTCCGCCCGGTCTGTCGCCGCCTGGTTCAGCATGACCAGGAACTCGCTGTTGGCCAGCATGGTCCGGGCGGTGTGGGACTGGAGCAGATCGTCCACATTCTGAGTAAGCCCGGTGCAGCAGGCGCCGTACTTTCGGACTCGTTTCCAGAGGGTAAACAGGAAATTCGCACTGTATTCGTGCTGGAAAAGGAGGTGGGCTAAACCACAGGCGCCTTGCCGTCTCACGGCGGCAGGTTTCCCATGGTTCGCCCCCGAACCGTACTTACACCTCTCGATGTATACGGCTCTCTATTTATCCACCCTACGAATTGGTGATTGATTTGTAGCAGTCCTCGCACACAATCAGCGTCTTGCGGCGCTTTTTCAACATAAATTGTTCCCATGGCTCATTGCCAGCAAGACTTTTCAGGCTTTTGACCTGGTAAATCATAACCGGGAGTTCATTTTTACAGCACAGCTCGCAGTATCCGGTCATAAACCTGGCAATGACTTCCTTGGGACGGATGGGGTATCTGTAATCCGGCTTCGTATCCATGTCTAATTTAGATGGCATGTTTTTTCGGAAACCGTCATGGTAAAACTCGGCCCGTTTTAGTCCCTGCTTCGTCTCGTACTCTATGCCAAATATGCGGTCTCTCGTATATTTCTTCTTGATTTTCGCCGCAGAACACCGCATTTTCCTTGCAATGGTCTTGTACATACTGTACTCCATGACATAGCGAAACTTATTTAGGACAGATATATTCCGTGCTAGACGGTAGTAGTTGTAAATACCCCTGATTTCTCCGTTGAATTGTGCGAGGATTTCAATAGGTTCTTTGTCTTGCAGGCCGTTCCTTGCCACAGGCATCCAGATTTCTTTTCCCATGCCATCCTTTTGGATATGAAGTGCCCCATATTCTTGCAGTTTGCCCATCCATTTTTCTTTTGGAAGCAGGAGAACAACGCGCCCATTGTAGGCCCGCTTTATGCCGCCCTTTGTCTTTTTGACAGCTTGGTCTTTGCTGATGGTGATGTCATATCCCAGGAATCTGGCCTTGTCATGTCCGTGGGTAATCAGGGTTTTCTCCGGCGACATGGTAAGGCTTAACTCCTGTTTCAGAAAATCACTGACGGCGGTCTTGATGTGTTCGGCGTCTGCTCTGCTTCCAATCACGCCAATCAGAAAATCATCGGCGTATCGGACATATAGGACTCTGCGGTAGTTGGGGTCCATTGGCTCCCGGCTGGGAGTAGAGAGTAGGATTGTCTGCAATTTCTTCTGCATGATTTTAGCGTCGTTCCGTTCTTCTTCGCTCATGGTATTCCATTTTTTGGCGTTTCGTTCCCTGGTTCGCGCATAGTGGTGATTGGCATTGACATAGTCGTTGCTAAACCGCCGTTTGTCACCCCTACTGAACTGTACCCGGAGTTTTTCCATAAATAAGTCCAACTCATTCATATAGATATTCGCCAAAAGCGGACTTACCCCGGAGCCCTGCGGCGTACCGCTGTATGTCTGGTGCTTCATCCAATCCTCCAGATACCCGGCCCGGAGCAGCTTCCAGATCAGGTCGATGAAAGCCTCGTCCTTTATTCTTCGTTTCAGAATATTGACCAGGATGTGATGGTCGATGTTGTCGAAACATCCTTTGATGTCACCCTCCACGAACCAGCTGACGCCAGTAAAGGTTTTCTGTATCTGTGACAGGGCGGTGTGACAGCTTTTTCCAGGTCGAAAACCATGAGATGTGCTTTGAAAGGTCGGCTCATAAATACTTTCCAAAATCATGCGAACGGCTTCTTGTACCAGTTTGTCATCTGCCGCCGGAATACCCAGCGGGCGCAGCCCGTTTCCACTTTTCTTGGGGATGTACTGCCTTCTGGCGGGGTGGGGCTGATAACTGCGGTCCCGTAGCTTTTGAATCAGAGACTCGATTCGCTTCAGGCTCATACCGCTGAGGGTAGCGCCGTCTGCTCCAGCCGTCATGCTCCCTTTGTTTGCGTATAGGTTCTGGTATGCCAAAAGGTAGAGTTGAGGGTTGTACAGGTTGCGGTAAAGACGCTCGTACTGGTAGTGCGCTTCCAGCGCGTGCTTTCGTAGGGTTTCCAATACTGTCTGCGGACTTCTCATAGTGCCTCACGCACCTTTCCTTTTCAGTATTAGGGGATAAACTGCCACCCTTATGGTGTCGACGTTCATCTTGTGTACCTCCTGCGTTATTTTTGCTGTCAAGGGAGGGCGGATGGTTTGGTGCTCTCCGGATCGTCCCCGGCCTTCACTAAGCAGCCCCGCTCTTTCACTCGGGAGCGGCGGGCGGTTCAGGTGCTTTCCGGTTCGTCCCCGCCCCTCACTTGGCGGCCCGGCTGTTCCCTTACTGTGATTATAATATAGAATATCCATATGGATATTTGGATTGACACAATACACAATATCCATATTAATATATCGTGCAAATTGTATACTGATATGGATAGATTTTTAGGGTATAATACAGCTATAATAAGGGGGAGACTATCTAAAAAAACAGCCTCCCCGAAGGGAGGAACATCATGCCAGCTTCAAAGGCGCAGCAGAAAGCCGTCCACAAATACACAAAAGAAAATTACGACAGATTTTTAGTAACAATGAAGCCGAAAGGATTTCTTGAATCAGTAAAAGCCCACGCGGCGGCCCGTAGCGAGTCCGTAAACGGCTTTATCAACCGGGCCATATCTGAGACTATGGAGAGGGACGGGGCCGCTCCTGATGGCTCTGAGGAGGCAAAATGAGCCAATATGAGCCAATATGAGAAGCTGCTTTTGCCCATCCTAAGCGGCACAAGGGACAGGAACATTCTCTTTGCCGATTTACAGATGGTTTTAGACCGCCTGGGCTTCCAATGCCGCATAATGGGAGACCATTTCATTTATACAAAGGACGGGGTGGAGGAGATCATCAACCTCCAGCCAGTTGGCAGCAAGGCGAAACCGTATCAGGTAAAGCAAGTTCGCAATATCATCTTGAAGTACCAGCTTGGAGGAAGCATTTATGAAGTATGAGATCATTCTGTACTGGAGCGAAGAGGACGGCGCTTACATTGCCGAGGTCCCCGAGCTGGCCGGGTGCATGGCGGACGGCCCCACTGCGAAAGAGGCGCTTCACAACGTGGAGCAGATCGCCCGGGAGTGGATCGAAACGGCCCGGGAACTGGGCCGGTCTGTCCCGGAGCCGAAAGGGCGCCTAAGATACGCGTAAAGGCTATTCTAGCGGGCTTTTCTCTGCGCTAGTGGTTCTATTTCCACAGCGCATGGAACGAGACAGCGTAGAAGGTCCTCAGGAGGCCGCAGGAGCCATTCCGGGGGCGGGATAGTATCCCGACACTCGGAGGATTCCGAAACGGCGCAGAGGGCCGCAGAAGGCGAACAGGAAAAGGAGGCATGATCATATGGCATTACCAGCAGAGAAGGATCGGTACACATTCGCAGATGTTCTTGCATGGCCGGATAACGAGCGGGCGGAGCTTATCAATGGGGAAGTCATCATGATGGCCCCGGCCCCGTCCAGGGGACACCAGAGAATCAGCTTTGAGATGTGCCGGCAATTTGGAAACTATCTGGAGGGGAAACGCTGTCAGGCTTATTCTGCCCCCTTTGATGTGCGTCTCTTTGAGAAAGACGGTGATACCCCGGAGGATGTGGACACGGTGGTGGAGCCTGATATAACTATCGTGTGCGACCACTCCAAGCTGGATGATCGTGGGTGCAAGGGCGCCCCGGACATGGTAGTGGAGATTCTTTCCCCCTCCACACAGCGCCATGACCGGCTTGTGAAGCTGGGCTTGTACCAGCGGGCCGGGGTGCGGGAGTACTGGATTGTGAGCCCGGAGGAACAGACGGTACAGGTGTTTTTGAACAAGGACGGCTCTTTGCTTCCCCATGAGGTCTATGACCGGACAGGCGTGGCAAAGGTCAACGTCCTGGACGGCTGCTTTATCGAACTGAGCAAGGTATTTCCTGAGTAAACAGGAAAGGAGCGGTGTATGGTGAATATCAAGAGAATTGACGGCAAAACCGGCGTCAGCTACAAGATTACCGTCACCAGGGGCCGGGACAGCTCCGGGAAGCAGATACGCCATTATATGACTTGGACGCCCCGGCTGGCATGGGGGAAAAGCGTGCAGAGCGGGAGGCCCAGTAAGCCGCCATACAGTTTGAGACGCAGATCGAGCAGGGGTTCCAGGCCGATGACCGGCAGAGCTTTGAGCAGTATGCCTGCTATGTGATCGACCTAAAGGAGCGCAACGGAATAAAGCATAACACGATCCGTTCCTATCGGGACATTCTGCGCAGGATCGTGCCCTCTATTGACAGTATGAAGCTGGGCGATATTCGCCCGCAGCATTTGAACAAGTTGTACAAGGCCCTGCAATCCCTGGATGAGCGATTGTCCGGGGCGAAGGCCGTCAGCAAGGAAACCCTCCTGGAGTGCATTAAAGGCTCAGGGATGACCCGTGAGGCGCTTTCAAAGGCGGCGGAGGTATCCCATACTACCGTGACACAGGCCTGCCGTGGTGCGGCTGTCAGTGTGGAGAAGGCGGCGTTGATCGCAAAGGCGCTTGGTGAACAGGTTGAAAACCTTTTTACCTTGACACATGTTCAGCGACCGTTTTCCAATAAGACCGTGCTGGAACACCACCGGTTCATACATGCGGTTTTAGACCAGGCGGAAAGGGAGATGCTGGTTCCATACAATGCCGCGGCGAGAGCCTCTCCTCCATCTGTGGAGCGGAAACCACCGGAGTATTTTCAGCCGGAGCAGATTGCCGCTATCCTGGAGGCTTTGGAGGAGGAGCCGGAGAAATGGCGCGTCATAACGCATCTCCTGATCGTCACAGGCTGCCGCCGCGGTGAGATCGCCGCGTTGAAGTGGCAGAAAGTCGACTTGGAGCGAGGGAGACTTGAGATCAGCGCAAACCTCTGATTCGAAAGAGCGGGGTATCTATGAGACCTCTACCAAAACCGGGAATGTTCGCTTTGTAAATATCCCGGTGGAGACGGTTGCGCTTCTAAAACGGTACAGAGCCTCGCAGGCAGAGCTGCAGCTTGCGAACGGTGACTGCTGGCAGGATACCGGGTACTTGTTCACGCAGGATGACGGGCGCCCCATGAATCCCACCAGCATCACGGCATGGCTGAATAAGTTTTCCCGGCGGCGGGGGCTGCCCCATATTCACCCGCACAGCTTCCGGCACAGCGTCGCCAGTGTTCTGATTGTCTCTGGGGTCGATATTGTCACAGTCTCGAAACAGCTGGGACATGCCCAGGTATCCACGACCGGAGATGTTTATGCCCATGTGATCGAGGAGGCGAAGTCACAGGCAACAGAGTGTATTGCGGACGTTATGTTCCGCAGAAAAAAGCATAGGGAAAGGGCGGTCTCCGCTGCGAGAGGCTGCCCTTTTTTAGTGCTGTGCGCCAAGTGTGGATTCTTCAATTTTAATTTGTTCTAAAAGCTAGTAAAACCAGCCGATTCATCGAGAATCAGCGGGTTTTACTGGACTAAGGCGGCAAAATCGATTTTTCTTTGAATCCCTTGCAGCACAACGATTCAGGAAGAAAGGCTGATGCCGGAGAGGGAAAAGCAATCACTTTGTTGTCTGCCGGTATTGACTTTTATCAGTCCTTTATGGATCTATTTCGCGTGCCTGATTGACTGTTTCAAACAGCTCCCTGCTTACAATCGCCGGGTGGTGCTCCTGTATCAAAAATCTCTCTAACTCACCCTGGTTCTTAACCTGTTTCCCAGAAAACAAATCCGCTATAAAGGTTTTCTGGAGCAGAACATCCCCCACATATTTCTCGTTTCTCAACAGCTTGCTGATTGTCTCCCGGCTCCAATGGGGTTTCCCTGTTGGGGATGGAATCTTACTCTCATGCAGCCATTTTGAAATGGCTCCAAGACTACTTCCAGCAGCCCTCATCTCAAACATCTTCCGAACAATCTTAGCGTCAGGCTCATCAATCGCCAGCCTTCCATCATCTCCACGCTTATACCCAAAACACACAAATTCAGCATAGCCCGAGGTGCCCTTCTCAAAGCCTCTCTTGATTCCCCATTTGATATTTCGGCTCATGTCCTCGCTCTCAGCCTGGGCCAAGGCACAGTAAGCGGTCAGCAGGATTTGTATTCGCTGTTCGTTCAGCCACATATCCTCCTGCTCAAAATAGACTTCTACACCCAAGCCACGCAGATCCTGCAGCAAACGCAGCATATCCAGCGTATTGCGCCCAAAGCGGCTAATAGACTTTGTCAGGATCAGGTCAATTCTCTTTTTGCGGCACTGTGCGATCATCCGGCGAAACTCTGGCCGTTCTTTTGTGCTTAAGCCAGTAGCTCTTTCTGCAAAAATGCCGGCACTTTCCCAATTGGGATTTGATGAAAGCAGCTGTGAATAGTGCCGCTCCTGCAATTCGATACTGCTGGTCTGCTCCTCCAACTCTGTACTGACCCGGCAGTAAGCAGCTACACGAAGATGACGCAGTTCCATTGGACGATGACTTTGCGCAGGAAGAATTTCAGTCACCTTTCGCATTTACACGACCTCCTGCAGTTTTCTTCATTATATCAAAGCGAGAGCTTCATGGCAATGTGATTTTGCGGTTCTTTGGAGCGGCTGAGTTTCTCCTGTTGTACCGCCATGAACATCTTATCAGAAATAATGGCCTCATGGGAGCCGGTGTAGAGATACCGTTCCATGAGGCCATTGTTTTCGATCTGAACAGCGCCAGTGCTGAGCGTCTTCTGTAGCAGCACCCGTCCGGTGTATTTTTCATTAGAGAGCAGTTTGTCAATTGCCTCCCGATTCCATTTGGGCCTGCCGGTGGGGGAGGGAATGCCCTGCCTTTCCAGACCCGCAGCAATTTTCCCAAGGCTGTCACCAGCAAGATACCGTTCAAATATCCAGGTCACCACCTTGGCTTCGTCCGGATTTATTTCCAGTTCTCCATCAGAATTGATCGTGTATCCGTAGCACTTGCGCTTTGCCATTTTGGAGCTGCCGTCCTGAAAGCCTTTTCGGAGACCGTTCTTAATTGCTTCACTTTTTTGTATCATGTTCATGATAATTCTCCTTCTATAAATAAAAATACCGCAGTGAAATCACTGCGGCACAAAGGGTTTATGTGACTATACATAAAAGTTGACAGACTACCCCCTTGGTGTAGCCTGTCAACTTATTATGTCTCTCGTTGGCAAAAAAGATGCACCGTCAAAGCCATTGCACTGCAACGGTTTCCGGCTTTTTGGAACGCCTTTCGCAAAACGACAGTCAGATTTCCTTAACCTGATTATAGCATGGCTCAAAGCCCCTGTAGGGGAGAAATTGAAAGCGGATAGAAACGCCTCGGACATATCCGAGACATTTCTATCCGCTCTCACTCTTTCGATCTGATGATCTGCTCGTACAGCAGAACATATTTTTCCCGTATGACCCGGTTTGTATGGTAGTGTCCAAAAAACTGGTATTTGAACCGGCAACGCTGGGCCACTTCCTCCAGGAAATCGGTCAGGGCATCGGCTCTGTAAAAACCGCCGCTCAGTTCGTCCTGCACTGTGGTTGGGCAGCAGTGGCTGATGATGTAGTCCACCGCCCAGCCCGCTCTGTCCAGGTTGGCCCTGGCGGTCTGGTACTCCTCCTCGCTGGGCAGCTCCTCCTTCCACCAGGAGCGGTGGCCCACCCGGTACATCGCGCCCCTGGCGTCCAGCCTTCGGCATTTCTTCTTGAACAGCGGATCGTCCGGCTCCAGGATGCCGTCCTGGATGTCGTGGCTGCTGGCCCCACCCGGCTCGTCGCAAAGTCCGCTAAGCTCCGTTTCCGGCTTCGCCAAAAACTGCGCCCGCTCCCTTGCTCCTCGTCTTCGCGGCAAACCCGCTGCGCTGGGCTTTGCCGCGATTTTGATTCGCCATGCCAGTCCTCAATCGGGAACTCCGCCAGCATATCGAAGTTCTCATGGTTGCAGGAAACGAACAAGGTGGTGAAGGGCTTCGCCTCCAGCCAGTCCAGCCGGTGGCGTTCCTCCGCGCTGCCGTCCCAGATACCGCCGAAGTCGCCGGCGATCATGACGCAGTCATCCTTGGTCAGTTCCGCCTGCTCATAGAAAATTTTCTTTTTGAACCGGGTAAGATCGCCGTGAGTATCACCTGTTATGAAAATTGCCATACCATATTCCTCCATGCGCTATTTTAGCACAGTTTCCCATCGATCACAACCTCCGTGTCCCTGATCCTGACTTGGATAGTTTCGGCGTCCACCACGGTGATTCGCTCCACGAACCTGCGGGTGAGAGTGTCATCGTACTCCGTAAAACACATGGGCTGCTGATCCAGCCATTCCTCCATCTCCCGCTGCCTGGAGGCTTGGGCAGCCCGCTGTTCCTCGTCCTGCTGGCAGGCCGCGATCTGGTCCAGGACCCTCTGCTTCTCAGTTGTCACTGCTTCGAGCTGGGCGTTCAGTTCCGGGCTGTTCATATTCTCCAGAATCTGATCCAGTACGACCGCCTGCTCTGCCGATAGAGCATCCAGTCTCTGCCGCAGTTCCAGAAGGCTCATGCCGCCGTCCTCGCCGCCGCTCCGGGCCAGCTCTGCCAGTTCCAGGACATCGGCCTTGACCTCCGCCCGAATGGCGCCGTACTCGTTCAGTGCGGTCACGATGGCCCGGTGGAGCCTGTCCTCGTCCAGCGTGGGGGAGCTGTGACAGTATTTCGTCCCAAACTCCAGCCGGGAGACGCACCGCCAGACGATCCGCTTCTTCCCATTTCTGGCCCAGGTGCATCGCTTATAAGGCGTTCCGCACTCCCCGCACACCAGCAGCTCGGACAGGGCATATCTGGCGGAGTATTTCCCCTGCTCGGTCTTGGCGGTTTTTTGCATCACCTTCCGTTTGCTGGCCCTGCGGGCCATCTCCTCCTTCACCCGGTAGTAGATATCCCTGGGGATGATGGCGGGGTGATGGTCCCTACTGTAGTACATGGGCAGTTCACCGTTGTTTTTCACCGTCTTTTTGTTCCCGATGGGGCCGGTGGTGTAGGCCTTTAGCTTAATGAAATTGGGTCTGGACCTGCACATTTCCTGGCCTGCGCGTCCGGGACAGGCCGCAGAATATAGGACTTTGAGGGCGGCTGACTGACATGTAAAAAGTTTGCTTTCCCCACTTATTTTGGAATATTCTGTGCCGATGTTACTGATAGGAGAAGGTTAGGTTCACCGGGAATCACACACCTGCTTTCCGCCGGTCGGGCGGAAGAAAAATGGTCATTTTGATGGAATATTCCATAAGAAAGGTGGGAGTTCAATGTGCAAGGGGCAGTTAGGAAGACAAGATTATATTGATGAGCGCAACAGAGAGGGAGGACTGAGAATCGAACCATTTAATGAACATATCGATCTGAAGCTGGCCTCTTACGACATTACGCCGACCATGATTGCCATGTCAGCCAAATGTGGGTTGCTGGAGACGGTATACCAGAAGAAGGACATGTCCCTCTATATCAAGGTGAGACCGGGGGATACTGTTCTGGTGGTCAGCAACGAGTTTATTTCCGTCCCACCGTATATGGCGGGCTATGTAGTCTCGCGGGTATCGAAGGTGGCGGACGGCTTTGGCCATGTCAGCACGAGCATCGACCCCAACTGGCAGGGCGCACTGCTCATCGCCCTCAGCAATCCCACCAATAAGCCGATTGAAATCTGCGTGGGCAGGGAGCGGGGCCCAAATGCAAGGGGCGATTCCTTGGCTACCATATCCTTTCACTATCTGAACGAATCGCCCCCGGAAAGGACTTCGCCAGACCCAAACTTTACTGGTATGCGCCTGGATCTCCTGCAAAACAAACAGTATTCCGCACGTTCAGACATAAAAGCTGCGCTTTACGGATTTCTTCACTTCCGGCGCCGCAAATTTACAAAAGCCTTTTTCGAGTATATTAACGGTTTTTATAATATTTCACTGGAGACCTGGTCGGAAGTCTCAAAGGCCTTTAACGGCCTTGCTCTGTCGGATTCCCAAAATCCCTTTGCCCAATATATCGTGAAGGAAACCTGGTGCACACGCGTGCTGAACTGGATGAAAAAGCACTGGAAGGCTTTACTTATCATAGCAGTTGTCCTTTTGCTCATGTCAGGGATCCTCCCCAAAGAATTCCAGGACTGGATACTATCTTTTTTTAAGAATTTCACTGATATCAAAAACCAGCTCCCCACCCTATAGGACTGGGCTTGATTATGGAGGTGTGCGATGGGAATTGAGATCACCAACCAGCGAAAATACATCGCTGAGCTGCTCAAACAGCACGAGGAGTTTATCCTCATTGGCCTGACCGGCCGGGTGGGCTCCGGTTGCTCTGAGGCATCGGAGATTTTCGGCTCGACCTACGAAGAGCTGGAGCTGCCCCACGAGTCGGTAGGCACTGACAGTCTGGACCCGGGCGTTGAGAGGGCAAAAGGGCTTGAGAGCGACGCCAGGAGGGACAGGCGCATCCTGCTGCGGTACGCCTGCCATCACTGGCTCCGCTTCGACGTGATTCAGGTGAGGACGGTGATCGTGTCTTTCCTACTCAGCCGGATCGAACAGTTCTGCCAGGAGGTCGTAGAGGCGCGCCCGGACCTGGGCGGTAAAAAGCATCTGCCTGCAGATTTTCAAAAAGGCCTGATTGAGAGAACATCAAAGATACTGGAAACGTTTGCTAATCATGACTATTCCTTTTCTCAGGTGGCAGTACAGTCGGCTTTGGTAGAAAACTTGCTTTGGCAGTCCGGAGAGTCTGCCAAAGCAGAAAAGCTGAAACAGTACTGCCCGTTCTGGGATGAGCTTTCACCGCAGCTGACCGGCAATGACGCGCCCATAGAGATCCCCAATCAGGTCATGAAAAATTTCGGAGAGCTGTTCAGGGTACTGTACAGTGTTGCGGACAGGCCGGAGCACTATCAAATCAGGACCCCGCTTTTGAAAGCGGTGGACGAACTTTTGGAAATATTGTCGGCTCAAATCGCCTTCAAGTGGTGGAAAAAGCATCTGGATAGCTATACCGACAAAAAAGCAGTGCAGGAAAAGCTGTCACAAATCGGGGACTTCCTGATGAAGCGGTCGATGTCCGGCGACGCCGACATTCCGATGTTTTATGAGTATATGCTGGTACACAACATCGTGCCGGCCCTGAGCAACGCGATACACGAGGTGATCGCCCAGCGCGATTCCTCCCTGTTTACGGAGCTGTTTCAAAAATACGGGAACAGCATCCGGCGCTACGGGGACGTGAGCTTTACGGGCGGGAAGGATATTCCGGCTGGACAGGCCGACCGCATCGGCGACAACGCCTTTGCCATCCCTCGGCGGATCAACCAGTTCATCAAATCCTTCCGCCACCCCTTCGACCGCTCCTACGCAAGGCCCACCCGCATTGTGATCGATTCCATCAAAAGCGTGCTGGAGTCCACCTACCTTCGGGAGAGGTATTCCGCCTTTTACCTGTTCGCCATCTCGGCGGACGACCGCGTACGGGAACAGAGACTTATCAATAGCCACAAAAAGAAGCTGAATATTCGAGACATCCGTATCATCGACTGGAATGAGTTCTCCAACCACGGCGCGGAAATCTACAGGGACTATAACGATGAGGCCAAGCGGAAATTGCTGGACGAGGACGAGAAAGAATTTGCGAAGATCGTGGTCGGCGAGCAGGGCGGCGGCCATATCGTGGACAGTGTACGGAAAGAGGCCTACGAGAGCGGCTTGCAGCAGTTTGTTCTGCAGGACGTGGGGTCGGCCATTCAAAACGCGGATGTGTTCATTTCCAACAACCACAACTCGACGGCCAAGAATATGGAACTGCGCTGGGAAATCGTCCGCAGCGTGAGCCTGATTATGTACCCCGGTTTGCTCCTGCCTACCCCCATAGAGCGGTGCATGCAGACCGCCTTCGTCGCGAAAGCCAACTCCGGGTGTCTCTCCCGGCAGGTGGGGGCGGTGGTCACCGACGCAGAATACAACATCCTCTCCGTGGGGTGGAATGATGTTCCCGACTGCGACATCTCCTGTGCGCGGAAGAACCTGCTGGATATCCAAAAAGAGCTGGATATACCCGCGTATTCAAAGTATGAACTTGAAAATAAAAACTTCCGCCGGCGGCTCGGCCAGATTTTCGACCAGAACCTGGGCGATGACCGGCAACGACTGGGAGAACTGCTGTGCGGCTTGCCATGGAGCTACTGCTTTAAGGACATCCACCGGGACGATCGGCAGCCCATGCGCTCCCGCGCTATGCACGGTGAGGAGAAGGCCCTGACGAAGGTGCCGGAACAGGTGCCAGGCGGCTGCCTGTTTACCACGTCAAGCCCTTGCGAGATGTGTTCCAAAAATGCGAAAAACCACCACATCCAGAAAATTTACTATATCGAGCAGTATCCCGGCATCTCCGCAGAGCAGTATAGCGAGTCAGGCTATACCTGCAACCGGGCCCAGCATATCCTGTTTACCGGCGCGGTCGGGCGGGCATATATCCAGATGTATACCCCGATTATGCCCCATAAGGACGCTTTGAAGTTTATGGGCATTAACTATAAATTGGACTGATGAGAAAATCGCTATGACAATTAGGCATAGTGAGAAGCAGGGCCCGGGCAGTTTGCCTGGGTCCTATCTGTTCAGGCCCTTCCACCTCTCGGAAGGGCCTGATTTTTTAAAGATTGCCAAGCCAACCGAACACTTTTTTGAAAAATTTTTGTAGACGACATTTTGCGTTGTGTACGAAGCGTTCGGGCGGGGGTTGGACAGGTTTGGACACACTAAACCAGACCAGTGGGTAGGAGCCTGTTGGTCTAGTTGTGTTTATGGGCGGTTTGGCTAGGTAGTCAGTTTGGCAAGTTCTTGCTCCAAAAGCTCCCGAGCGGTGGCGTAGCCGAGAATTTTCCAGGACGGATTTGTGCAGAAGAAGCCGAAGGTGAAATGGCAGTGGGACCCGAGCGCACAGAAGCGGCGGACCATCAGCAAACCGGCCTAGTGGCCGGACCGGTATGTTCACCATGCACTTATCCAAGCCCTGCAACCGACCTTTATACGCGGGATAAACCGCATTGCTGCGGAAGCATCCGGGGCTGGGGGACCAAGCGGGGCAAGGAGGCCGTGGAACGGTGGATGGAGAAGGACCTAAAGGGAATAAAGTACGAGTTTTCGGGAGACGTGTATCACTTCTACAACAGCTTGAAGCCGGACATGGCCCGTATTCGCCAGCGCTTCAAGGACAGGCGGGTGCTGGACCTTATCTGGAGAATCGTCAAGGCCGGCGTTCTGATTGGGGCGTATCCATCACCGTGGTTTGCCAATACCGTCCTGCAACCTCTGGACCAGCTTATCCGGCAGAGCGGGCTATGCGCCCATTATGTACGGTATATGGACAACTTGACAGCCACCGGGCTGAAAAAACTCCGTTTCATCGTGGAGGAATGGCTGAACGGACACGGCCTGCGGCTAAAGGGAGACTGGCAGATTTTCAAAACGGTGGGCAAGGTGCCGAAGAAGCCGCTGGAGCCTCCGCGAAACGGGTACGCGCAGCCAAAGGCGAAGATGCCGGACGCCATATGGTACATAGGTCAATGTCCTCGTTGATTTTATCCCGTCCTCTACTGAAACTGGTTTCACATCTGCTCTAGGTATGCTATTATGATACCATAAAGTCGAATTTTTGTAAACGAGCGTTTATTATTGCTCATGGCAACAGCAAACACGATTTACATATCAGCAGGAGGGGAAAGATTGCCTTTGAAGTATTCAATATCAGATAGAACTCTGACTGTTACGCGATACCATTCTGGAGAAAAAGTAACCGATTTGTGTGCCGAACTAAATATCTCTAAAAGTACGCTCTACAACTGGATCAAGCAATATAATATAACATCTGTAAAGACCAACAGTCCACCCATCACAGCAAGAACTGTGTATTTGCTGGAAAAGCGAATCAAAAAACTGGAATCAGAACTGGAAATATGGAAACGTTGCGGCTGTACGTTGGATTCACCACTGCATGAAAAGTTAGCTGCTATTGAAAAACTCGTTCCTGAGTTTGGTGTCCATGCACCATGCAGAGTACTCGGAGTTCTTCGCTCTACATATTATCATCATACTTTGCGCCGGCCAGAACAGACAGTGATTGAAAAAGAAGATGAAGTATTTCGTCCCATTATTCAGAGGATATTTGAAGAGACGCAAGGCCGGATTGGAGCAAAAAAGATTCGGGCAATTATGATGGCCCAAGGATATACAATCAGTCCAGAGCGGATTAGCCGGCTCATGAAGGAGACGGGGCTTGTATGTATATCCACCATGAAAGGTACTCACTGCAATTTTACGCCTAAAGGGATATATCGACATAACAGGCTTAAGCAAGACTTCCACCAAGAGCACCCCAACAAGGTTTAGGTCAGTGATATTACCATGCTGTATGTGAATTATGAGCGATATTACCTCTGTGTCATCATCGATCTATTTTCTCGAAAGGTCATCGCCCATCAAATTGATAACAACCAAGAAGCCCCAATTGTAGAAAAAGCGTTCCTGGATGCTTATCGCAGCCGGAACGTTCCATCTGGATTATTATTCCACAGTGACCAGGGCTCACAATATACCGCTTATAGTTTTCGAAAATTACTTCGGTCTCTCAACGTCGCACAATCCTTTTCTGCTCCTGGTTGTCCATACGATAACGCTGTGGCCGAAGCGTTCTTCCGAACAATCAAAGCCGAGGAAGTTGCCCGTCGTCAATATAAAACTGAGGAGGAACTAAGGGATTCTGTTGCTGAGTACATTGATTTTTTCAACAACCGCAGACCGCATCAAAAGTTTGGTTACCGAACTCCAAGCCAAGTAGAAAGCGATTATTACTAGGCATAAAATCAGCGAGGGTATTTTGGACTTTCCAAAAAAGATTGTCCAAAATACCCCCGCCAATTCAATTCGAACCCCCAGCCTTCTGGTCCGCAGCTTGTCTGGGAGATGGTGACAGCTCTTTTCAGCCTTGTTTGGCACTGTTTGTTTAGCTGATAGAGCGTCTTATCTACCATCCGCTCCGTTGGTTCCACAGGGATATTTCCTGTTCTGGGTCAGGTTCTGGGTCAGAGCTTTTCTAAAAGTATCATGTTCTGCCGGTATGTGTGCGGCCTTAACTTTTTGCAGTAAGGAAGAAGACATTAATAAATCTGCACCAGTAAATGCCAATGCTTTTGCTGTGATGAGTCCCTGGGTATATGCATAGTCTGAATTTACCTGCCTGGCAAATTCTCTTGTGTGAAGATCTGCGTGTGATGTGCCACATACATTAAAATAAGGATGGATAGCAGGACATATGTGGCTTACGTCGCCCATATCGAGAGAAAAGGGCTGTGTCATTGCTGGGGCGATTTCAAAACAGTTTAGAGCGTGAAGATTTTTTGTGAAGCAGTCAGAAAGAATTTGATTTGTAACCATTTCTTTATAAGGCGTTTCAAAATGTGAGATTTTTACAGTTGTCCCAGTTGAATCAGCCGAGTGTTTTGCGTAAGCTGCGACTTTTTCATGGAGTTCGTCTAGTTTAGCGCTTGTGGAAGCGCGCAGGTGGAAATCTCCGCAGGCATAATCTGGGATAAGATTAGCAACAGCGCCTCCCTGAGATATAATTCCATTGAGTTTTATGTCAGGCGGCAGTTGCCGCTGTAAGTTGATACACTCATGAAAAAAGAGAACAAGACCTTCCAGAGCGTTGCGTCCCTGTGATGGGTATTCGACCGCATGGGCCTCTTTTCCAAAAAACTCAAATCGCAGCGGTTCCAACGCAAGAGAACTCCCACTTTCGCAAAAGCAATCATATGGATGGGCTAGCATCGCCGCGTCAACATTCCGAAAAGCACCCTTTTTGACGAACTCTACCTTTGCACCGCTGCTTTCTTCCGCTGGACAGCCCAGTACTACCACACGACCGCCAGTTTTATGAATCACTGATGTGAGCGCGATAGCGGCAACAGTGCTGACCGCGCCTAACAGATCGTGACCACACCCATGTCCAATATTTGGGAGGGCATCGTATTCAGCTAAGTAGGCGATTGTAGGTCCGGAGGATTTCCCAGCAAACACCGCCTTAAAAGCTGTATCGATTCCGGCAAAAGGGTATTCGATGTTAAAGTTATTTTGTGCCAGCAACTCCATATGGCATTTGGATGCGTAATATTCCTGACCGGATAATTCTGGATAATTGTGAATGGATTGAGCGAGTAGAATCATGTTCTCTTTGAGTTCATCTGCTCGTTTTGATATTTGGTTTTTCATGGTTCGCGCCTACTTTCGTTGTTTTGGGGAACCGGTGGTGCTGCGCTTAAAAAAGGTTTTGTTGTTCTACTTCTTGGATTTTATAATTTCTTCAAAAATATTTAAAGTTTTATTATGAAGAACAGTACATAAAATCCATACACTCAATATGAAATTGAGAAAGACAATGGTAATAGATTTAAATTCAAGGACAAGGTTTGTGCATATAAAACCAATTTGCATCAGGCGCATTATTGTTGAGTTCAAAATACTTTCCCTTGTGTCGGGCTCCTTATTGGTATGAGAAGTTTTGCTTCTTTTATCGATTTCTTTAACAATGAGATAGTTCCATACCACATACGAAATGTATATGCATAAATAAGAATAAATAATGATTTTGATTATGTTTTGCCCTAGCTCAATGCTTGAGATTTCTGTTATTCCTGTTGAGCTTTTTTGCACCTCAATAAGGATGTATATTTGCCAAAAAAAGATAGCGAGGGTTATAATGTCTATCAATAATAATATGCTGTTGTAAAATGATTCAAAATATTTTGAGATGGAAGCGCAATTATTTATAATTTCTAGAAAGTTTAAAATAACAACAAGAATTAAAAAAACTAGTGATTGCCATGACTGTTTTCTAGCATACTCATTAAACAAACTATGATATAACAGATTTCCAATAAATGTGGCATTCATAACAATAACAGCGAGGCATGCTGTTTGAAAAGCAGTTAAAACTAATGACGTATTTTTTGGTACTTTGTCCTGATCAGACTGTGTTGGTCTACTTTTTTCTTGCCTCCTTGCCCCATAATTATCAACACCTCCCATACAAATTTTATGATTAGATTATATGCCAAATATGAGGAGACTGTCAAATATTTCTGGTTTGCTATTTTGATTGAGAGAAATATTTTTTTAGATTTTGAAATTGGAAATAATAAAGATGTGCTTTATTGGCATATAAAAATGCATTTAGTCATGATATTCAAGATAAAGAAAGTGGAGGGCAGACTATAGCTGCACTCCACTTTCAAAAATCTGTTGAGGCTATTTTGGCGAAATGCTCTCGGCCATACGGATCATCACGTCCTTGTCCAACGGGGCCAGGAGGCGGAAGGTGATGCCGGTCTGCGGGTCTGTCCGGAGGAGGGTGTTCATCTGGGCCTCTGTTGTGGAGATAGAGATCACCGTTTCACCGGCGGAGGCCGTTGAGGGTTCCGCGTTGGGATCAGTCCTCCAGTATTGGGCCTGAATACCCTTTATCGTTATCGTCTCTGGCGTTCCCGCAGGGGCAGCCTGGAGGCCTCTGGAGTAATACCACCTGAACTGGGTGCTGATGCGGGGCTGTCCATCAGCTTGGGTGGCTCTTTCCCACCGCTCGGTCACCATCTGGGGCGTGACCGTGGAATTACGCTTCAAAAAGCCATCCGGCATCCAACCCATTTGATACACTGGAAGTGCCTTTTCCTTGAGTTCCTTCACACTGCTGGCAATTTTCTCCAGGGTGGCCTGATCCAGATTGCTTTCAAGCCAGAAGAGATTCCCCACGCTGTCCTCCCAGACCAGATTTGCCATGTTATTGATCTGGTAGAAGTCTGCGGAGCGTCCCTGGACGGTGGCTGCCCACAGCAGGGCGGCAGTGTCCACCTCCACACCGTAGCCTGAGCCGCAGGGCTTTTCAGTGGGGCGGTAGCAGGTGAAGGACACCAGATACTTCCTGTCCTTCTCGTAGTTCCAGCCTACGGTAGAATTGGGTGTACTGATGGGGCTGACCCAGACGCCGTTCAGCGCAAAGCCCTCGGGAAGCCAAGTGGGCTGGAATGCGGGGAGATCGGTGTACTGGGACACCTTGCTGGCCTTGGGCCAGTAGTAGTGGATGCCGCCGTTTTTTAGCTCCCGCAGCCATTGGCGGCCAGGGACAGTCACCGCCTCGCTCCCCGCCTCATACTCCAGCGGCATCTGATTTGTCTGACCACCCAAAAGGATTGTTTTCGTGGCGGAGTCATACCCGATCTCCACCCCCAGCAGCTCGCTGACGGCCCGGATGGGCAGGTAGTTGGTCTTGCCGCCCTCGGCATCGGTAAAGAGGATGGTACCGGGGACCATCTGCCCGTTGGCGGCGGTGATATCCTGCCCGGCGGTGATCTTCGTCTCCCCGTCCAGGGAGACGTTGGCGAAGTTATAGCTCACCTTTCCGCCGGCTGCCAGGGCGGTGGTCAGGCAGCTTACCGTCAAAAGTGTAACTGCAGCTCCGCTCAAAAACGAAACAATTTTTTTGCCGGTTTTCATACTGCCATTCCTTCCCGAACAAATGATTTGTTAATACTGATACGCATCAATTGTGAAATTCACGTTGTAGAGATCAGAGGGATAGACACTCCAAGTAGCTTTAACCTCGCCCGTAAAATCAAACAACCCGTTCAGTGTAACCCTGTATGTCCTGTCAGTGTTCATAACACAATAAAAACTATCGCTGCTGTTGCCGACCCAAACATCCAGAGTCAAATCACCAGCACTTCTGTTGTCAAGGTCAAATGCCAGCGTATTCCCATATGCCTTTTTGCAGGTAGCATTGTCGCCAAACACCTCAGTTTTTGTCCAGGTTCGAGTGGGAACGAGATAATGTTTGCCTGCTCTGGCTGTATTGAGGGCCTCTGCCTCATCTACTTCATCCATTGAAATGGTAATTCCGTTGACGGTGACCGAATCGCCTGCCCTCAGACAGATAGCATTTTCCTTAGCGACCTCTTGGGGCTCAGCGGCAAAGCTGGGGACGGCCAGGGGCAGACTCATGACCAGCGTCAGCAGCAGGGCGTTCAGCTTCTTCATCTTCTTTATTTTACAAACTCCTCTCATTTGTCATGTGGTTTTGGGTGTCGAGTTTTCTTCGCGGCGCTCCCGCTCTTCGGTGGAGCGCCTGTTTACTTCTGCATGGGACTTACCTCTTTCTCTTTTGTAGTCCGGGGCCTTGACTGCCCTCTAATATATTAAAGACAATCAAGCGCCCAAAGTGCAACATTGGAATTTTGCTTTTTTTGAAGAAATCTGATTTCTCCGGTTTGGTTCCATTGCTGCCCTCTATTACTGAAAGACACCTGCGGTTGAAAAGTGCAACATAAAAAGCAAGGCCGGAGCTTTTTCTCCGGGCCTTGCCAAATATGATTTAATAGCTAATCTCATCAGAATATGCTTCTGCGCTTTCTACCAGATTTCCTCTGCTATCGTAATCAAGTAAAGATCAATCAATTACCCATTCCTTCCCTATCCTTTCCCCTACCCCTCCCTTTGGGAAACAGGCGGCAGAACCGCCGGAAGGGAATGGAACTGAAAGAGACCGAATAGTAGCAGGGGTTATCAGGGCCGTTATTTGAACTACACTGGACAAGGGCATAAAAAGAAATTGGTCTGACGGTATACCCACCGTCAGATTTTCCATTCAATTTGCAGCTTCTCGCTGGTGGCGCGAATAACGGTAATCATCAAATCCACCACCTGCTGCTTGTCCTCAAAGCTGACATTCTCCCAATCATCCAGATAATTGGAAATCGTGTCAATCTGCTCCGGGGACACGGCCTCGGCGGTCAGCTTGGCAATCTCGCTGGCAAGGGCCTGACGGCGGCTGTCCAATTCCTCAATCTTGGCATTGGCATAGGAGATCAGCACCGGGGTCGCGCCCGTCAGCGTGTCCAGCAGCTTTTCAATCTCGCTCTCCACCTGGGCCAGCTCCATCTGCTTTGCCGTCAGTTTCGGGCTGGCGGCTCTTCTCTTTTTGCGGCCCGTCAGCGTCTTGTAGTCCTCCAGCTTCTTCACCATCTGCTGGTAAACTACCGCCTCTAAATCGCGGAGACGGATTGTACCGCAGCCGGAACAAAACTTGCTGTCAGCGTGTTTCGTACAGCGCAGATAGAGATACCCGCAGGAGTGGGCCGACATCAGAGCATAGCCACATTTGCCGCACTTGATTTTCCCCGCCATCCAGGTGTTGCGGGCTTTCCTGGCCGGTTGATAGGTCTGGTTCGCCATCATCTTCTTGCGAACTCTAAGCCACAAATCAGACGGGATAAAGCCCTCGCTGGGGGCCAGCACCAGCGTCTGGCCTTCCAAGTGCGTGTGCTTATTCTCGGTGCTGTCCTTGCTCCGGTAGTAGTAACATCCGTTTGTCCCTACGAAGTCGGCGGCATCGTTGTAGATGTTCGTCCCTTGGCTCTTGAAAAACTCGTAAATATCCAAGTCAGCCATGGTGTAAATGGGATTACGAAGCATGATGCTGATGGTCGCCCTGGAAAACGGTTTGCCGAAGTATGTCCGCATCCCCTGCTCGGTAAGCTGCCGGGTGATGTCGTGAAGCGACACCTGGGGGTCAATATACATCTCGTACATCTTACGCACGAACGCCGCCTCGGTCGGCTCAATCACCAGCTTCTTTGTATGGATGCCGTCAATGATGATAGGCTCCGTCCGAAATCCATAAGGCGCACGCCCGCCCATTTTGAAACCGCGCTGACACCGGGCATACCATGCGTCCTGCACCCGCTTCTGGATTGTCTCGCGCTCCAACTGTGCGAACACAATGCAGATGTTCAGCATCGCCCGGCCCATCGGCGTGGACGTGTCGAACTTCTCTGTGGAAGAAATAAATTCCACGTTGTACTCCTGGAACAAAGCCATCATGTTTGCGAAGTCCAGAATGGAACGGCTGATGCGGTCGAGCTTGTAAACGACCACCCTGGCAATCAGCCCGCGCTTGATGTCCTCTACCAGCATTTGAAACTGGGGCCTGTCCGTATTCTTACCACTGTAACCCTTGTCTTGATACTCCTGGCAGCTTCCACCCCTCAACTCATATTTGCAAAACTCAATCTGACTTTCGATAGAGATACTATCCTTTTTGTCAATGGACTGTCTTGCATAAATCGCGTCAATTCGGTTGTTCATTTTGCGCTCCCTTTCTGAAAAGAAACGGAGCTGCTGACAGCTTCATTATACTGTCAGCAGCCCCGCAAATCAATCTCTATCTGAAAAAATCACGAGGCAGGCGTTTCCCTCTGCTGGTACTTGCGGAACACTTCATAAAGCCGCTGCTCCAACTCCCGGCGCTTCGCCGCCTCCTGTTCCGGGGAGAGAATGGGCATGAGGTTTTCCAGCGGGATTTCTCGGCCCTGGAAATTGACAATCTCGGTCTGTTTCTTGTAGCTGATATGCTCCATAGGCAACTCCTTGTTTTCAAATTTTCAAACGGGCCTGTGATGTAGCTGCGGACATTTGTCCGGCGTTTGTCCGAAAAGTGGGCGCTATTTACTCCCACTCGTTTGATTCATTTATTTGTTTCTATTTGTTTGATTTGGGGGTAGTTTTCTATCTGCGGAAGGTCTTGTTTTCTAACTGTTCCGAAGGTCATTTTCTGCCCCCGTGATGGACAATCCTTTGTCCATCTGGGATGGGATAATTCTTTGTCCATCAGGCAGTTTCACATAAATCAGATTGGGCAGGAACTGTCCCCGCCGCTTTCGCTCAATCAGCCCTGCCGCCGACAACTCGGCCAATGCGTTCTTGGCTGATGAAAGGCTCCTGTTCAGCGCCGCCGCAATTTTCTCCACGGGGAAAATGAGATAGACCCGCCCGGCCTCGTCCGTCCAGCCGTTAAGCTGGGAGAGGTGCGCCCTGTCCAGCAGGAGGGCGTAGGTCAGGGCGGCGGTATGGGACAATGGCATATCCATCAGGAATTGGGGGTAAGGGAAATAGGGCGGCAAATCGGTATCTACCGCCATGTAGTCAGTCATGGTATTGGCCTCCTTAATGTGGGGCTGTCAGACCACCGCTGTGGGCCATTAGAGGCCCGTTTTCGGGGCTGGGAAGGAAATGTATCAGGCCCCCGTTGAGGGCGGTCTTGAAAGCCTTGATATGACTGTGTTTTCATCGGGTACTTTTTCTACACTCCTGCCCGGTTTTTCCTTGCCCATGCCCGCTTGCTGCGTTTGGTTCGTTCTGCGGCACAGGTGGAGCAGTAAAGGGTGTTATGCTTGGGCGGGGCAAATAGCCTCCCACATTCCCAACACCGCCGCCGTCCGACAGAGGGAGCCGGGAGCAGGGCGGCACACAGGCCAGCGTCCAGAGGGAGGACGGCGGTGCGGAACCATTTGCAGATCAGCGAGTAGGTGATGCTTTGAGGGCAGATACATTCCTCGCCGTTGTCCAGGAGCAGACAGTTTCCGCAATCATAGTTGCAGCACTCATGCACCAGCCTCCGAGCTGTGCGGTACTGCTGGTAGGTCATGTGGGGAATTTCGGATGCCGCCATTTCACACGCTCCCCCGATAAAATCCTAAAAACGCCAATTTGACATTTTTAACGTGAGTGCCGATCTGGCAGTAACGATACCTGACCCGCAGAAACGGAACAGACGCGAAGCGGGTGTTCCGTTTCTGCGGGTGCGCAAGGGGTTTGGGGAATACAATTCCCCATCGCGTCCGAAGGACGCAACGCCCCCGGCAGGGCGCACGACACCGGAACGGTGTATAAGTGCGCTGTTGGAAACAGACGGGGTTTCCAGCACAAAAAATAATGGTGTTCACCGTGACCTCCTTAGCGTAGGAGGGACAAGCCGCCGAAGCAGCTTGTCCCTCCCGGTGATAGGGCGATTGCCCCTCACCTTGTAGCCATCATGCCGGGGTGATCGTTGGGTAGGTCAGCGGAAAAATTTGAAAAACTTGTTCCGCACACCCTCAATGCTGTCATGGACTGCGGCCTTGGAGCAGCCACACAGCCGCCCAATCTCCGCATAGGAAAGGTCATACAAAGCGTGGAGCAAAAACCGTTCCCGCTGGGTCTTGGTGCAGAGGGCCAGCACCGCCAGAATTTCGTCCAGCGTTTCCTGCTGGCAGACCAGTTCCTCCGGGGTGGCACAGTATGGCAGAACGCCCTGGGCGGCAATTATGTACTCGTCACATTCGCGTCCGTCCCAATGCCGCCGCTGTTCCCGGTCAAGGCTCCGTTCGGTACGCTTGGCCAGCTCCCAAAATTCCTCAAGAGTGGCGGCATCCTCATAGGTCATTTTGCGGCTGTATCTCTTGATGGTAATTTCCATCGTGTTATCCTCCTGTTCAGATTTGGGAAAATGCGAAATCTGAACAGGAAGGGCGGGCCGCGACACCGGGGCCGGATGGGACAGTCCCCTGAAAAAGCAAAAATGCCCGAACAGCACAAGGCTGTTCGGGCGTTGGGGGTGGCGATATGGGTAGACAAGAAACGACTATTTTCGCAAACCTGGGTAGGGGATGCCGCTGTGAAGATTAGGCTTTTTTTGACAAGTACCTATCTATTCGTAATCGCATGGCGACATCCTCCTGTTGCCGCCAAAACGCAAAAGAGCGGCGGCTCTGACTTCTCAAAGCCGCCGCTCCGGGCGTGATTATACTCCTGCTTGTACGACGGCTTTTTTTCTTTTGCCGTCGTGCGGCAAGTTATTTCAATATTCAGAAATGTTATTGTGAGCTTTCACTACTTTCACGTTGCTCCTGCTCCTGTTTTAACCGGGCTTTTGCATCCTCCACGGTTTCGCCGTCTCTGGTGAGATAGCGATCAACAAAAGCGTCCTCCACTTTTGTATATCCTCCAACGACAGCTTCCTCAATCTTCTCAAATGTGTCTACCACTTTCTTGGCGATTTCCTCATTTGCCTTTACAAATTTAGACTGTGCCATGTGTGTTCTTCCTTTCTTTGCCGCTTGTTAAAATTGTAAAAATCCCCAGCAGCAATATAAACAAGCATACTGATATTCCTGTTAGGCTGTTCATAAGGGCAATATCTTCATTGTCCATTGAACCGAATGATATGAGCATAGAGCGTTGTAGCGTCAGAAGTGATGCAGCTACTTCCGCATATCCGATTGTACGGATAACAACGAGTAACGGGACTGTATTTTTGCGCTGTTTTATGGCCCGTATGACTGCAACTGTGATTTTATAAAACGTGTACGTTGCAATCGTAATCATAACAATTTCGTGGTGTTTGACTGCGATGTTTTGGGAGAGGCTGATATAGACAATGCCACCCAAAATGAAACTCAAAAGAACCAGTAAACCACCGCATAGTTTCGCCACAAAATATTCTGTATCCTCAGAAGCCAAAGACTTGCGTTTCCACTCACATAGGACAGCAGAAAAACGCATGGAACTTAAAATCATGTAATATGCAAACATTGTTACGAACCACAGGGATTGATTGACTACGCCCAGAGCCCCATGGTAAATGGCATACATGATGTTGGCCAGCAGGCCCACAGCGGCAGAGAAAACTGCCCGGAACCGTTGTTCTTGAATAAACCGCCTTCCTAAGTTGGTCCTCTTGATTTTTTGGATGGCAGCTTGTTTTGCGTTCAT